TGAAGATGTAAGTTTGACAGTAATCAAAATACCTGATATCAGCGAGTCAGGTGTTGAATCATTATTTAAAAGAAGGTAGAATAGCCAAATGGCCACTATAGATAAACCATTACCGAATATTAACGAAGCTAATAACCCTGAAGATAAAGCGGTTGAAATTGAAACTGTAAAATCAGCAGAAGTTGTCGATACTCCAACAGGACCTGTTGAAGTAGATATGACTGAAGATGGTGGAGCAGAAATTTCGTTTGACCCTAATGCTTCAGAAATTGATCCAAGTCAAGATCACTTTGCAAACCTTGCAGAAACTTTAGACGATGGAGTTTTAGAACCTTTAGGTAATAAAATGATTGACCAATACAACGAGTACAAAGAATCTCGTGGTGATTGGGAAGATACTTATAGAAATGGTTTAGAACTTTTAGGATTTAAATACGAAAGAAGAACAGAACCTTTTAGAGGTGCATCAGGTGTTAATCACCCTGTACTTGCTGAATCAGTTACACAATTTCAAGCACAAGCTTACAAAGAATTATTACCATCGGACGGACCCGTTAGAACTCAAATTATGGGTGACGTTAATGTTGCTAAAGAAGAGCAAGCTAAACGTGTTAAAGATTTTATGAATTATCAAATTATGGATCAGATGAAAGAATATGAACCAGAATTTGACCAAATGCTTTTTTATCTCCCTCTATCCGGATCTACCTTTAAGAAAGTTTATTATGACGATCTTTTAGGTAGGGCGGTTTCTAAATTTGTACCTGCAGATGATTTAATCGTGCCTTATTCTGCAAATTCATTAGAAGATGCAGAAGCAGTTATTCACGTTATTAAAATTTCAGAAAACGAATTAAGAAAACAACAAGTAGCAGGATTTTATAAAGATGTAGAATTAGGAACACCACCTATAACTGAAAACCAATTACAAGATAAAAAATTAGAACTAGAAGGAATTTCTAAAGATGGTCAAGAAGATCAATACACCCTTTATGAAATCCATACTAATTTAGATTTAGATGGTTATGAAGATATGGGTGAAGATGGTGAGCCTACAGGAATTAAACTTCCTTATGTTGTAACTGTTGCTCAAGCTAATAGTAAAGTTTTATCTATTAGAAGAAATTACAAAGCAGAAGACCCTAAGAAAAACAAAATTAATTACTTTGTACAATTTAAATTTTTACCAGGAACTGGTTTTTATGGTTTTGGTTTAATTCATATGATTGGTGGTTTAACGAGAACAGCTACAGCTGCGTTAAGACAATTATTAGATGCAGGAACTTTAGCCAACTTACCAGCTGGATTTAAATCTAGAGGAATAAGAGTTAGAGATGATGCACAACCATTACAACCTGGTGAGTTTAGAGATGTAGATGCACCCGGCGGAAATATTAAAGATCAGTTTATGACTTTACCTTTTAAAGGGCCTGATCAAACTTTATTACAATTAATGGGTGTCGTAGTTTCTGCAGGTCAAAGATTTGCAGCAATTTCTGATATGCAAGTTGGAGATATGAATCAACAAGCCGCCGTGGGTACAACTGTTGCATTACTAGAACGTGGTTCACGTGTAATGTCAGCGATTCACAAAAGATTATATGTAGGACTTAAAGAAGAATTTAAATTATTAGCTAATGTCTTTAAAACTTATTTACCACCTGTTTATCCATATGATGTTCCAGGTGCAAGACGAGAAGTTAAAATGCAAGACTTCGATGACAGAATAGATATTTTACCTGTAGCAGATCCAAACATTTTCTCACAGACGCAAAGAATATCTATTGCTCAAAGTCAATTACAACTGGCGCAATCAAATCCTCAAATGCATAATTTGTATCAAGCATACAGATCAATGTACGATGCGCTAGGTGTGAAAAATGTTAATGCAATTTTACCTCCACCTGCACAACCAATGCCGATGGATCCTGCATTAGAACATATTTTAGCTATGTCACAAAAACCATTTCAAGCTTTTCCTGGTCAAGACCATAAAGCACACATAGATGCTCACTTAAATTTTATGAGATTGAATATGGTACAAAATAATCCAATGGTTATGGGTGCAATGCAAAAGAATATATTAGAACACATTAGTTTAATGGCTCAAGAACAAGTTCAAATAGAATTTGTTGAAGAATTACAAGAATTACAAATGATACAACAACAAATGCAACAAATGGGAGCACAAAATCCTGCAATGGCACAAGGAATGATGCAAAATCCACAGATGATGCAACAACAACAACGAGTTCAACAGATAACAAATGCTATTGAAGCTAGAAAAGCACAATTAATTGCTGAAATGCAAGAAGATTACGCTAAAGAAGAAGAAAAAATTACTGGTGAGTTTGCTGGTGACCCATTATTGAAGATAAAATCAAGAGAAGTTGATTTAAAAGCAATGGATAACGAAAGAAAAGAAGAAGAAGGTCAAGAAAGATTGAATTTAGACAAGATGAAAGCTCTAATGAACCAAGAAAACCAAGAAGCTAAGCTAGAACAGAACGAAGATTTAGCAAATTTAAGAGCTGGAGTATCATTAGCTAAACAACAGATGTCTGATGCTAGTAAAGTTCACGATTTTGGTAGAAATTTTAAAAAAAAGTAGATATAACCTAAATTAAGGAGAAACTATGATTAAAAAAACAAAAGAACCTAAAGTTACAAAAGAATTAGGAGTTGGCAAAGACGGTTACCAAACTGGTGGCGTTACAATTCAAGCTACAGACCCTAATGAATCACAGGTTGTAGATGTTAAAGGCACTAGAAGAATGAGAGCCGACAAAAAACCTGTAAAAGCTACTTGGTACTAATATGTGGTTTCAGGCAATTAAATTAGCCGTTTCTGCTGGAAGTAAAATTTACGCTAACAAGCAGAAAACGAAAATGGCTATGAGTGAAGCACAACTTATGCACGCTTCGCGTATGGCTGAAGGTAAGGAAGCTTACCAAGGTAAATTGTTAGAGGCTAGGCAATCTGATTGGAAAGACGAGGCGGTTTTATTAATCCTCTCGGCGCCAATCGCAATTTTAGCCTGGGCAGTCGTAAGTGACGATCCGACTGCTATGGACAAAGTAAAAATTTTCTTTGACCATTTCGCGTCATTGCCGTCGTGGTTTACAAATTTGTGGATCCTTGTCGTGGCGAGCATTTATGGAATAAAGGGAACACAAATATTTAGGAATAACGGAGGAAAAAAATAATGAGAAAAAATGGAGTAAGAAACGGCTACAGATATGAATCTGGTGGACGTGTAGGAAAAATGGGAGGCGGAATGTCTACAGCAAGAAAAGATATGGCATCTGGCTACTATAAAGATGATATGGGTATGAAGGGTGGATCTATGTATAAAAAAGGTGGTTCTGTTAAAAAGAAAAAACAGGGTTACAAAGATAGAAAAGACGAATCAATCGCTATGAGAATCAAAAAGAAAAGAACTAAGAAACAACTTAGAGCTTCTGCTAATGAATCTTATGGTAAGTTTGGTTCTAAAGCTAAAAAATCTGGCAAAATAAACAAGTAGTTTATTATGTTTAAAAAGTGGTTAAATAAAATAGTTGAAAAACTATTTGGAAAGAGATGTAAGTGTAATGACTAAGAAAAAAATACCTGCTGGTAAAAAGGGTAAAGGACTAAGAGCATTAAAAAAGAAAGCACCACAAGTTGCAAAACGAATGGGCTACAAGAAAGGTATGAAGGTTAAATAATGGCTAAAGACACACATAAAACTAAAGATGGACGAACGGCTAAAAAAGGTTTGTATTATTATATGAACAGAGCCAAAAAAAGAGGTACTAGTAAGCCGGGCAAAGGTTCTGTAACTGACAAAGCTTTAAAAAGATCAGCTAAGACAGCTAAGAAACCAACTAAAAAAGCGTAGTATGAGAAAACAGGATAATATGCCTGCAAGAAATAAAAAGAACTTTAGACCTACAAAGTCTGGAGCAGGTATGACACGAGCCGGTGTCGCTGCCTATAGAAGAAAAAATCCCGGTTCAAAACTAAAAACAGCCGTGACTGGTAAAGTGAAAAAAGGGTCAAAAGCTGCAAACCGACGTAAGTCGTACTGTGCAAGAAGCGCAGGTCAAATGAAGAAATTTCCAAAAGCAGCAAAAGATCCTAATTCTAGACTACGTCAAGCTAGAAAAAGATGGAAGTGCTAGATAAATTTTTATTAAAATACTTTAATCAAATTGATAGAGCCATTGCATTTGTTGAGACATATGCTATTAAAGTAAGTGGATGGTGTT